AACCGCTACAGTCTGAAACGCATGGTGACTATTTCCAGACTTGTCATTGATCTGCGAAATCGTGCTGCCGTTGAGCGTAACCGTCGAGGAATCGCTTACGTCATACCATGCGCGAAGCGATGGCAGATTGGCTGGCGTCCATGCGGGCATTACAGCAGCCCGCCCGGATCAGTGAATGTCGGGGACTCCATCTCGACATAGGTCAGTCCATAGAAGGAAAATACCGCGCCCAGCCACGTCACCGCAGGCAGCGTCATTTCGACGTGTTCCATGCCCGCCTCATACGGAACGCCCAACAGCGCGGGCAGGAGGGCGGGCCAGTCCATACCGGCAGGGTCGAGCCCGGCCGCCGCCGCAAGCCCAGCGGGCGACTCCACGGGGTAAATCTGCGATACCGGCTCGGCCTCGTTCCCGGTCCATATCTCTTGCTCCTCCGGCGACGGGATGGCCCATCCCTCCGCACACGCGCGCGGCACGGCGTAGCGCGTCGTCACCGCTCCGGGCACCGTCTCCCCATCAGATGCCCGCCTGCCCAATGGGCGCAAATGATCGTCGCGCGGCCAGTCCGCCCGATACGCCATGATTCGCGCACCGAGAATCAGGATAAGCTGCTCCGCCTGCCCCGCCTGCACCTCGGACGGAAAGACCCACCAGATCATCGCGCCCATCTCCTGATCCGGGGGGCGACATAAATGGCCAGCGCCGCCACCGCGCAGGCCAGCCAGGTCAGTGCGTTCCCCGCGTAGAACTCAAGCCGAATGGCCGGGAGGAAAGTGACCTCGTGCAGCGACACGAGCGGGGCCGCCGCCCCCATCGCTACAAAGGCAGTGTCAACGGTGCTGTCCTGCCCCGACCAGCGCTGCACGCCAAGCTCGATCACTGCCGCATACAGCACCACGACAGCCACGCCCGCGCCCCAGCGATAGGGCATTTCGCCATAGATCAGCGCCCATGCCGCGCAGATCGCCACAACGGCCACGGCCCCCAGGGCCATGTGCGAGATTTGGTTCACCGCCGCGCCGTAGGGGTCCGCGTAATAGGTGCTGGGGGTGTTCAGGTCGCCCCAAAACGCCCGCCAGATCGACCACATCAGGCACCACCGGCCGTCAGCGTGAACGACGTGATCGTCACTTGCTGCCCAATGGCGATGGAAACGTTGTCCAGCGTCATGTCTCCGCCGCCGCCCGTCGCGGTCACGGTTCCCTGAATATGGCAGGTCGCGCCCTGATCGATCGAGAAGTGACCGGCCGTGCCCGTCGCATCGGCCGTCAGGTCCTGCCAGGTTCCCGAAAGCGCCTTCGAGCCGCTTGCCGCCGCCGCCAGCCAGTCGGACGGCAGGGCCATCGTTGCCAGCACCGTGCCCGCGCGGACGGCGGCGCAGTTGGCAGGAACCGCGCCCGTCCGGATCGTCAGCGTCGGCGCGGCGCCGGCAGCGGTTTCAATTGCGTCGAGCGCCGCATTCCGCGCGGCAGTAGAGAATTGGAAAGGCATCTGTTGTCCCTCACTGAATGGGCTCAAGCCCGATGATTTCGCCGTTTTCGTCCCGCACCACGCGACGGGGTGACGTAAGGGCGGCCAGTTGCCGCCCGATGCCCGCAAAGGGACCCTCGTCAAAAGCAGGCATAGCATCCGCGCCATCTATTTCAACGCCCGAAACCTCGCCCATCTCATCGCGTACGATCCGCCGGGGCCGCGCCATGATTTCGAGGCGCTTTTGCAGGTTTGCCATCACATCGCTCATCTTTTGTTCTCTTGATGCCAGCGCGGTTTCCTGCTGTTTGGCCAGAATTTCCTGCTGGCGCAGCTCCATCTCGGCATTGAACTTCTCGCGCTCCCACTGCAACTGCCGCTCTTGCTTGATCAGATCGGCCTGAAGCTTTTCCAGCGTATCGCGCGAAGTCGCATCGATTTCCTGCTGCTTGGCAATCATATCGGCGTCCAACTGGGCCTTTTCCTTGTCCCGATTGGCCTCGATCTTGATTTGCTCAAGCTGCATCTGGGCTTGCAACTCGACCTGCTTTTGCTGCTGGGCCGCTTGCATCTTCATTTGCTCGATCTGCGCCTGAGCCTGCGCCTTCACCATTTCCGGTGCGGGGGCGTTTTTCATCTCCTCAAACCGGCGCTGAATATCTGCGGGGTCTGGCTTTGTGAAATACCGTTCGCCCGACCGCAAGCCCGCCGCCTCAAGATGCTTCAACAAGCTGTTGAACAGGTTTTCAGGCGTCACAAAGGGGTTATCAGACCCGAAATTGGCGATAAGGCGCTCCTGCACCTGCAAGACCTGCCCCATGACCATCATATCGCGTTCGCGAGTGCCAGCCCCCAAGCCGGTATTTACCACGCAATCCATTTCCGCATTCCAGTGACGCGGATCAAAGGCAACCCACTCATTGCGCAGGCGCACCGTGCGGGGAACGTCTTGGTGCCGCACAATAAGCCTTAGCAGGCCACGGAAGAACCGACGCAGCCCGCGGGCAATCGTGGACACCATCATTTCAATCTGGCCGATGCCTTGTTGCTCGATGAGCGCCGTGGCGGTGGCAGTGGTGTTTTGCAAGGCGTCTGGGGCCAGGCCGCCCGCCGCATCCGTTACGCCCGTGCGGTCCCGAATTTCCTGATCAAGGTATTCGATCATGGGGAAAGAATTTTCCGCGACGAAAGGCACCTGGTTGATCACGTATGCCTGATTGGCCGGGACGCCCTGCCTCACGCGGATCGGCAGGCCGAATTCCGGGTTCAAAACCGCATCCGGGTTCAAAATCACACCATCCTGAATGACAGGTTGCGGGTTGTTTTGCCAATAGATGTTGTCCAAAGTCTGCCGCAGAAGCACCGTCTTGATGCGCTGGATATCCTCCGTGTCATCAAACAGGGAAATACCTTCCCATTGATGGGGCTGGGTGAAAATCCGAACGTCGTAATATGGAACTTCATCCGCAAAGGACTGGTGCAGCAGGCCCTTTTCAGTCAAAGACCCGCCAAAGCACATGTGATGGAGCTCGGCAATGCCATCTCCGTCGCTGTCATACCGCACGTAGACATCGTAATAATCGATCAGGTCATTGGGCCGGTGCGACTCGTCCGTGTCCTCGACATAATCACGGCGCGCATCGCGCTCGTTGTCATCGTCGGTTTCATCACCGCTTTCGGCCAGCCCCATGACTACATCGCGGTCATAGCCCATCGCAACCAGATCAGACCGGCGCACCTGCGTCTTGCTGCCCACAATCACGCTGTCTTCCAGCGTCACAGCATCGGGATGGATCAGGAAGCGCTCCGAGGGAACGGCAGACACAACAACACGCCCCGCCGCCTCAATCCGCTTGATCGTGACATTGTGAAGCGGAACAGACATACCATCTACCAGCGCATCTTCTGCGCCATGCTCCAACACGGTCACGCTATCATCGGCCACCAACTCGGCCAGCGCGTCTTCCGTCAGCCCGGTATGATCTGAGACGCGAACAACCTGCTTTGTTTCCCATTCAATGTGCAGAATGCCATTGCGCTGCAACAGCGCCTCATGGATGGCATCCTCAATCGCCTTGTGGCCGTCGCACTCGGGCAGAACCACGGAATTGATATAGTCCGTGGCCTGATCCACGAATTGCTCGTCCTCAGGCTTTGCGGGCTGGTACTCCACCACCCGATCATTCCCCAGGATGGTCCGCATGACCGACGGCAAGACCTTCTTGATCGTGGCCCGCACATCGCGCGACACCACCGAAGACCGCCCCTTGTCGGCGGGCATGTCCTTCATCTCGCCCTGATAATACTCAACCGCGCGCAGCCGGTCCTTTGCCCGGTCGTCCGCGTGATCCTTGGCAGACTTGACAATATCGGCGATTTCGGAAATGGCTTCCGGCGAAAGCTTTTGCATCACAAGATATACCTTCGCTTGAATTCCGGCTCTTTGGTCTTGTTCGGAAGCTCATAGGCTACAGCCGCCAGACCCGCCGCGTCCGCGCCATGCGACGACCAATCATGCTCAGGGCCTAGCCCTATGCCCCGCTCTTCGTCGCGCCGCTCGTGATACCAGGCCAGCGCATCAAGCCCCGGCTCGCATTTCTCATCAAACCAGCAAGACGGGAACAGACGGCGCAGCGCCTCGACACGTTTCATTGCCGCCCCCGCGCCCTGGTTCGGAACAACGATGGTCTTGAACCCAGCCGCCCGCAGGAAGCTTTCATAGCTCACATCGTAGACACGATCATTCGTCGCGCC